AAAATTACAAGTTGAAGGTTTTGCAAGTTTAGTTAGAGATACAAGTTCTAACGCAATTGTAAATGTAAACAAAAGTGAATATCAAACTTATATGTCACGTCACAAGAATAGACAAAAACAAGGTGACGTATTTAGAGATACAGTAAAAGAGATAAATACTTTAAAAAATGAATTATTTGAAATTAAAAAATTATTAAAAGAGGTAATTAAAAAATAATGGCTGCAAGAACAATATCAGCAACACAAACACTCGAAGAATTTAGAACCGAGTTTAATGCTTTATCTGAAACAGATTTTGGAGATATAGCAACACTTGATTCTGGTATTAGTGCAACATCAGTAATTGGTGCTGTAAATGAGTTATATACTTCTATTTCTGGAAGTTTAGGATTTGATATTACTGACGGTTCTAATACTCAAACAGTTTCTAATACTCAAACAATTACTTTTGCAAGTACAGCTAATCAAGTTACAGCTACAGTTTCAGCTACAGATACAGTTACATTTTCTTTACCTAATGACGTTACAATTCCTGGCAATTTTAATGCAAATGGTACAGGTACACATTCATTAGGAACTATTCAAGTTGCTGGTAATACAATCACTTCATCTGATTCAGATACAATCACAGTTGATGATAGTTTAACTGTTAATGGAACACTAACAGTAGATACTATAAGTAGTTCAGGCACATTATCTTTTGGAAACTCAAACCTTGAAACAGGTGGATACATATATACATCAAGTACGGCTGGTATTGCTTGGGAAGGTTCTACATCAGATAACTTTGAAACAGCTTTAACAGTTGTTGATCCTACAGCAGATAGAGTTATTACTTTACCAGATGAAACTGGTACTGTAGTTACTACAGGAAGTTCTGGTGTAGTTACAGGAACAATGATTGCTTCAGATACTATAGCCGAAGCAAATATGGCAGATGATGCTATTGGGCAAGATCAATTAAAAAATGTAGTAACTTTGCAGATTTTAAACTCAACTGGAACAGTTGTAAAAACAATTTACGGCGCAGGAGCATAGAGTTATAAATATATAAATAAGTAATAAGAGGTACTTACTAAAATGAAAGTGGTACCAAGTAAAAAATGGAGAAATTATGGCAGTAAGAAAACCTTTATATGAAGTAAGTGGAAACTTACGAGAGATGGACACTACTATGGTCGATGCAATCGTAGCTAGAGCAGTTTATCAATATTCATTAAGTCCTAGTGTTACTTTATCTGTTGTAGGTTCTGGTGGTAACATCGGAAGTATTACAGATACGAGAAAACAAGCGGGTGCTCAATCAACAAGTACAACTTCAACACCTAGTGAAGCTACAACAGCAGAACCTAGTACAGTTACAGTAACATATGCTAAAATTAGTTCAGCAAATGCTTCAGTAACACCCACAAGTGATACTGGTAAAACTTGGCCTGTGTATTATAACGCAAGTGGTCAAGTTCAAGCAATGACTTTGGCAGATGTAAAAGATACATTTTTACATCCTGCAACTGACTTATTAGCTTCAGGCTCATTAACATCATCACAAGCTGGAACATATCATATTTCAACTTCAGCTTCTGTTGCAGGTTCAACTGAAGTGTCTGGTGCTTCAACACCAATCTTTTCAGATACAAGAGCAGATACAAGTTTATATACTGCTGATAGTATTCCTGAAACACTTGACCAACCAACAACAGTTACAAACTATTATTTACATAGAATTAACGGTGTAAGTGCTACATATACTGAACCTTATTTCTTGGATGGTTCTAACAACATTAAAGAATATACAACAGCTGCGTTTGACTCATTACTACAAGAATGGATTAGATATACAGCTGCTTCATCAAGTGATGGATACGCTTTAAGTTATACTTTAGGAACTACAGCAACAGGTAATACAAGAGGTTCTGGTATTGCAGATACTATTTTAAATGGTTCTGGTAACTATCAAACTCGTTTTGTAAATGCTGATGACTATAGAGCACAAGAGTTTCCTGATGGTACAGCAGTAACAGCTAACACATATTATTTACGAATCATTAAATCTTAATAAATAGATTTAAAAACTATATTATGAATTATGAATATATTATTAACTGGTAGTGAAGGCTTTATAGGCCAACATCTATTCAACTTTTTAAAAGTTAATCACAAAGTAATTTGTCTGGATAAACAAACAGGCAATGATTTGCTTACTTGCGACTTAAAATATAACGTAGATTTAGTTATACATCTTGCTGGCCTTTCTGGTGTACGAGATAGTTTAGATAGACCTACAGAATATTGGGAACAAAATGTAATCGCAGGTCAAAGACTTTTTGATTATTTCAAAGACACAAGAATCTTATACGCAAGTTCATCAACAGCACACGAGCCTTGGAAAAATCCATATGCTATGAGCAAATATAGCCTTGAGCAAATTGCTCCAGAAAATAGTATTGGTATGAGATTTACAACCGTGTATGGTCCTAATGCTAGAGAAACAATGTTAATACCAAGAATATTACGAAATGATGTTCCTTACATTAACACAAATCATAGTAGAGATTTTATACACGTTGACGATTTAGTGAGAGCGATAGACAGTTTGATTAAATCAAACTTAAAGGGTATTACAGATATAGGTTCAGGAAAAACAAATAATCTTATAGAGTTGATGGATTATTTTAAAATTGATTGTAAACGTGTTGTGGGAAATGCGTTTGAACGATTAGATAACCTTGCTGATAATACCCTACTAAATACAATTGGATGGTCACCAAAAATTGACTTATATAATTATATAAAGGAGAACCGAAATGATAACTGAAGAATATTTAAAAGATAATTTTTTAACTGCATATTTTATAGATAGTGAAAGAAAAAATATAGAAGTGTTAACAACATCTGAAGATAATAAAAAGACTTTTTCTACTATTATACCATATGAAGAAGATGGAGAACAGTTTAAAGCACTATCAAAGTTTATGAATATCGACCAATTACATGAGTCGACCTATCAAAAAAATAAAGATCAACAAGAACAATTTGAAAAATCAGTATTAAGAATAGCTGAAAAACAAGGTCTTATATTTGAGTTTGAAAACAAAAAACTTGATACTAAATTTTACCCTAAAATCTTATCTGCACTATTTGAAGATGTAGAAAATGTTGATCATATTTTTGCTTTAAAACTAGCTTGTTTTGAACATAAACAAATAAGTGAGTCAACTAACAATGACGCTAAAAAAAGATTAAGACAAGCAAAAACTAAATTAGAGGTTCTTAAAACTGCGATAGAAATTATTGAAAGTTGATGAAAACATTAATCTTATTGATTGACTTTTATGGACATCCTAATTTAACCATAGACAAGTATAGTGATAATATAAGATATTCAGCGTTAACTGAAATAATATCATCATCACATATAGATAAAAAACAAATTTTATTCTATTCAACACCTATAGATCCACGTGATTTAAAACTCATAGAGCTTAAAAATATGGCTGTAACAAATGGGTTTAATTGGGTTGGTGATATACCAGAAGATGTAGAACAAGTAATAGTAACTGGCACAAACACTTCAGGCTGTGTGTTTAAAAAACAAAATTTAGGTGCTTATTATTGGACTATAAAAGGTTATAAAACTAAAATATATTTACCTATGTGTGTTGAATACGAACATAAAGGTATTAATGACTTTGAAAGAAATTTATATGGATTTGCACAACTTTATAAACATATAAAAGAACATAGTTGTTTTGAAATAGAAATTTGTAAAGAATTTTCAGATTTAGAATTACCTATTTAAAAAATAATTAGAATACCAGCCTGTCCATCCTTTTTCTTGTAGGTGGTGCATTTGACCTAGTGTGCAAACACTAAATTGAGGTGGTTGTTGATACATATAATCTTTAATTGAAGGGCATACTCTATTATACGTTTCGTATTTAATATTTTTATAATACCATTCATCACTACCTCTAGTATATGTACTAATAAAAAATTCATCATTTTTTTTAAATTTATCCCATATGTAAGATACATCACCTGTCCAAGATACAATAGATGAATTAAGAGGTGTATGAGCTGTTTCCCTCCACCATGTATCATCTAATAATGTAAAGTTTTTTCTTATAAGATTAGGAAGTCTGTCATATATAACTATATCTAAATCAAAATATAAGTTCTCGCCGTCTTTAAATTTATCATACATTTGAAACTTATTGAACCAGTTACCATATAAATCATCTTCTATAACTTCAAAGCTGTCATATTTTATACCAGAGTATTCATCAATCATATGTTTTAAGTTATCAACGTGCCATTGACTAAACTTATTACCAAATCTACAACAAATTATTCTCAAAATTCAGCTCTCTCATTTTCAACATTAATATCTAATCCTTTACTACAAAAAAATTTACATACTTTAGGAAGTTCATTATCTGAACCATTTTGTAATAAATCCATAAATTCTTTCCATTCATTACTGTTTAAAATATCTTCTATAGAATCATTATTATCTATATGTAAGTTATCTTTAAATAATTTTTTTAAATGTTTGTCTTCAAAACTACTGTTTACCCAACAACAAGGAAGAATGTGGCCTGTAACTGAATATGACAAATCCCTATCAGTTAAAAGACATTTAGGTTTTAATGTATTATTAGGATTTTCTTTATACGAAATACTTTTTTTCCAACCTATTTTTCCGTGAAATTCTGTCATTATATTCTTTCTGATTTTATTAGTAAAAATTTTATTTTGTGTTGTTTTGCGATCTTTATTGCTTCATCAACATTATTTTTGTTATAGTCAAATATTATATATTGCCATTCAGGATTTGAGCCTAATTGCTTATTTAATAACATCATATCAAATAGAAATTCACCATCTTGGTTTTTTCTATATTTATGACTATCTTTAGGTAAACCGTCTATACCAAAAACCCACCTAGCATCTAAATTTGCTAAAAATGCTTCTTTCCACCATTTTTCAGGTTTATGTGAAGCAGCAGCGTGTACCTCGGCAAATATATTTTGATCTTTACACATCTTTAATAGTTTAATAAAATGAACATTAAATATAGGATCAGAAAATGTTCCACAAAAAGAAACTCTTTTAAAAAATTTTATAATTTTACTAAATTGTTCTGGTGTTAAATCTTTACCAGGTATCTTTTTACCTTGTTTTCTGAATACTTGTCTGACACAAGCAGAACACTCTAAGGTGCAACGTGGACCTGCGTCTATATTAATAGTTCTTTCATTATAAGGAATCACTTTATTTCAATACATTTAATTTCACGTGGATATTGTGTGTTTGTCCAAAATATAGGTTTTTCTGGAAGTTCGTGTGTGTTTCCATATGGATCTACCGCTGTATTTGAAGTTCTTACATCAACAATTTTACATTGTCTAAATTTCCAACCTCGTATATCTCGTTCTTCTCCTCTATCTCTTAAAGATAAATTATGACCATTAGCTGCACCAATTAATAATTCATGGTCATCTGATTCGTTTCTAGGTCTTCCTTCTTGTGGATAACCTATACCTATTCCATATAACATTTTTTTAGTTTTATGAATATATTGATCTTCATAAATGCCTAATCTTCTTTCCCAACTAAAATCAGAATCAGGACCTTGACTATTATTTTTATTGCAACCTGTTGCATATCCTAATTCAGCTGCAGCTCTCATAACTAAACCTAGAGCCATACCTACTGCAACTAAACCATTTTCCCATCTAGGTGCATGATTTGTTTTAGCAACTGATCCGTCAACCATTGAGTTTCTTGCTGTAGGGGGATGTTTCATAACAAATAACATAAACAGACTAGCATTAACCTGAGGATTACGCCATGTAGCAGGAGGTTTATTGTTAAAAGCACCAGAATGTGTTGAACCCCATGTGTCTTTATAAAGTTCCTCTATAACCTTTCTATCTGCTGTATAATGTATGTCATAGTAGGCTTCGTGTTGTTTAGATGGTGCGTTTTGAGCAACCCATAAGAGATAATTAATATGTTCATCAGGTATTGGTTTTGAATAGTCCCAATTTCTTTGACATTGTTGTATTTTTTTTATATACTTCTTTTCTTTTTCTATATCAGCCATTGTAATACTCCTTTAATTCTGGAAACACATCAAATAGATTTAGTTCCCATTTTGTTCCTTTGTATGCCTTGTCTTGTTTTAACATATAGTTTAGTGTGTCCTGAAAATCATTGTTTGGTTCTTCGTCAAGTCGTAATGCTGCTTGAATATCAGGCCATCCTTCATATTTTGGAATAAGTTGTTCTTTTAATTTTTTAGGTAAATTATTTACTCTTAATGACTTAGGTCTTTCAATCATTAACCAACCAGCACTTCTTATGCCTGGATTCTCAGCACAATATTTAATTACCTCATTAAAACGCAACACACTAAAACACGTGACAACAGAATTTACATCAACAAATGCTTTATCTTTATATTTTTCAGAATTTAATAAAGCTATATTTTCTTCTATTTCTTTCCAGTTTGATCTTCTTCTTAAATATTCAGCATATTGATTAATACCATCAATAGAAGCTGTAAATGATGTTTGTTTAAATTTTGGTATAAAGTCAATAAATTTGTGATTACCTTCTCCCAATTTTGTAAGATTAGTTTGAAACTTAACTGTTATGTGAGGTGCGTGGCCTGTTTTAACTATTTCATTTAAAAAATCAAAGTATCTTTTCATTATTAATGGTTCACCACCTATAATTTTTATACTGTTTAGATATGGTGCAAGTTCTTTTATCTGTTCAGTAACATCCTTTTTATCTATTTTATTTAGATTATCCTCAACAAGTTTAATTTTTCGTTTAGTTTTTGCCATCGAGCCAAACATCTTTTCACTATAAACATTATGTTTATCCATCATATCAATACGCATAGATGAGCTGTCGTGGTTACACATATGACAATCTAAATTACATTCAATACCAAATGACTTTAGTTGTATTTGCATTATTCTTTCATCAAATGCCCATTCGCCAGTTTTTTCATACATTCTAACATTTCTTTCTATAGCATCCCAACGTGCTTTACTATTTGACTCACGCCACATATGATGTGTTCTTCTGGATTTACCATAACGCTTTTCATCACTAATACATCTTATACAATGTTCATTAATAGCTTTAGTTCCATGTTTTACAGGATCTAACATTTCTTTTCTTAACTGTTTTAAATAATCACTATCTTGCATCCATGTTTTTATAGGGGTATTGTTTATATTATGTTTATCACTTTTACCTGCAAGACAACAAGCTTTGTAAGAGCCGTCTAGTTCTATAAACATTTCAGCAAAAGGATGAACACAAAACCAACTTTTTTTATCTTTTGCTCTATTCATAATAGAGTTAGGATCTAGTTTTCTTTCTTCACCCTCTTTAGACAAAAATTTAAACCAATCTGATGTATCCACATTACCTGGACTACTATTAGTCACTGCTGCCATTTTTTTATCTTTAAATATTTTTTCCATTTTTTGGTCCTAGATAGTGAATAATTTTTATATTATTATGAGGTTCACCTAGTATCATATAATCTGTATTAAATTTTTTAGCATACATTTTATTTAGTTCTATGTTTTGTCTGTCTTCATTTGTGTATTTAACAATCCATTCACCAGGTAAATACTTTATATCAACTTTGTGTTCATCTAATTTCCAAAATACATAATTTTGTTCCCCATAATATTTGTAATGAACATCACCTTTATTGTAATAGTGTAGTTGCCAGTATTCTGGATTTAGTGAAAAATCATCCCATATGTAGTTAAAACTGCCTGACTTAAATTTATAGAAACCTCCATTGATAGGTAATATAACTTTATCAGCAAACCTATTTGTCTTAATATTCCACCAGCTATCATAGGTAACAAACTCATTTTCTTTTACAGAAAAATTTAATATATCGTCAATATTACCTACAATCTGTTGGTCAATGTCCATAACAATAATATCATCGCCTGCTTGTTGATATGCAAATTGATTACTAAAAAATTTTAACTTATGCCAATGTTTTTTAATATTACTGTGATGGTTGTACGGCAATACTATATCCGCTTCAACATCTGTGTCACTTAAACATATAAACTCAAAAGGCACACTACTGTATTTTTTTAACGATCTATATAATTTTGATACGTGTTCAGGCTTATATAAACCTTCAAAATAAACAGTACATATTTTAAGCATCGTATTTTCTCCACACAATATCAAATCTTTTATTAATAGCGTGACATAAAACTACGTTATCTGGCACATATCCTTGACCTGAAAAAAAATAATGCCACTTATTGTCTAACCATTGAACATCTACATTATTTTCCATAAGTTTTACTGCAAATAATGTTTCATTATCCCAACCAAAAAAATCTGTTATCTTTTTAGGAAACATATCATGGCCTTTTGTTAGTTTACTCATTTCAGCTAAATCTGCACTAAAATTATTAAAGTATTTTAATTGTTGTAAATATTTTTTACTTGCACCAATAATTCCTGTATTTACAACGTGGTGTTTTGGATTTAAACCTCTATCTATTAACATTGCTTGAGCGTTATAATATTTTGATGTTGGACTACGGATTGTTTGTGATCGCTCAGTTACTTCACTCATAGAAATAACTTTATGTGTATTATATTGAATTGCAATTCCTTTTGATAGATTCCAATTATCAAAAAAATTATCTGTTTTCATAGGTACAACATCAAAATCTAAATAAAGTATTTCATCATATTCTGTTGAAAGTTTATATAGTAAATGTATTTTATAAAAATTTACAATATTATATGTTGTTAAAAACGGATATTCTGTTTGTAATTTTTCTTTATATATTATAAAATCTGAGTCATATTCAAATAGTTTGAAAGGAACTCCTATTTCTTTTGCGTACAGTTCTTTACAAGCTACTAATTTTGTATAATGTTCTTTAAAGGCATCCTTTGTTACAAAGTTAATAGGAACACCCTTTTTACCTATTATATTTTTATCAAAAATATCGAGTTCATCTTTTGGAATGTCAATATAAAAACTATAGATTATTCTTTTCATAAAATTTACCAACTAATATAAATCTAGTTCCACGTTCATCTTTAATACTATCTTTTACTAGTACTTTTGCATTATCGGGCATTTGTTTTTCAAAATCATCTAAATCATATACACAATTAATATGACCTTCTATCTTTAACATATTATTAGAAGTAAAAGCAAAATAAGCATTTGATTTTTGTAATGCTTCTAAATCTTTCATAGGTTTCATATGTTCGCAGGAAGTATTAATTATAAGATTAGCATATCGTATTCTTCCATGTCTATTTTTATCAAAAACATCACTTGTTATAAAATCTACGTTTTCATAGTGTTTGAATATTCTTTGTTTTGCTATGCTTGTAACATTTTTGTCTAAATCAATTAATGTTATTCTTTTTGCTTTTTTAAATGCAGGTATCAATATACTGCCATACCATCCACCCAATATAACTATTTCAGAATTATTATCTACAATATTTAAATCATTAATATAAGATACAAGCCTTTCTTTAGTTTTAAATTGATTTGGACTAAATGAGTCTAACAAATCACTATTATGCCTAGCCTCAGCCATTATATTTTTAAATAATTGTAGATCAATATCCATTATAATTTAAATTCATTAATTGTTTCAGTTGCACCGAAATCATAGTAACCGTATGCCCAATATTTTTCTCTACATGGCCAACATCTTTTACACGGTTCTGCTCCAGGTTTTTTATATACTAAATTAAAAAAATCTGGTTTTCCATATTCTTTATACATTTCCACTTCAGTTTCACAGGTTTCAGTTACGGGAAATAATGTCTTATCAAGTCCTAAAGATTTTACCCATTGTGCTACTTGTTTTTTGTTTTTATTACGAAAAGGTCTAAATTCATATTTAAAGTTATTAGGAGCCTGAATGTGATGTGCTCTTCTTTTTGAAAGTACTTTTTCTTTTTTATGATTTCTATCTTCTGGAAACTTACGTAACTCTCCAGTAATTATCTTAGGTTGTTCTTCTATTGGTGGATTTAAAGTTTCTCCAGAAAAATATATATTTAAGTTTTCGTATTTTTTCCATAAACTATAAAACCATTTTTTTTGAAATATATCTTTAGGATTATATTTTTTGCCTGTTTTTTCAAATTCATCTATCATCTCTTGTGTTTTAACAAATCCTGATGAGTCAAAAAATGATATTTCAGAGTCTAAAAGATTGTTATTATTTGGATTTAATAATTTTAATGTATTAATAACATTATCTACAGCATCCATAGCTGCAGGCCTCAACTTATTAAACATAGTGATAGGTAATATTTTTATATTTGGATATTTACTCATAGTAAGAAAGGTCATAAACGCTGAGTCTATACCTCCACTTAATCTAACTCCTATCAATTTTTGTTTACTTATTACATCATCAATTTCTGGTGTAAATACTTCATCTAGTATATTGTTTAATTTTTCTATATCCACTTTATTATGTCTCCTATTTCTGGTTTAATGTCTTCGTGTTGAATCTTTAACTCTCGTAGGTCTTCATATCTGTACTTTTTACCCCACCCACAACTTAACATAACAATAGGTCTAGTGTCTACCATTTTTAAACCGACTTTATGCCATTCTTCAGGTCTTCTTTTGAAACAAGAATTATAAGATATGTCAAGTCCTTCTTCTAACAAATAGTTTGTTAAATTGGCAATAAATATTCCAACTTCAACAGCAACACTATCAACTATTTTTTCAATATGGCTTTTGAAGCCTTGATCATAAAAATGACCTGTTTTAACTTGTCTTTCATAAAATTTATTTGGTGTAGAAAGTCTGCTGTGTACGGTTATTAAATAAGGATTTTCTCTTATATGTCTATAGTATGGATTTTCATATCCGCCTACTTTAGCGCCTTGAGTTATTGTTGCTTGTCCGTCTGTAACAGCTTTATCTTCAACATCAGCGTGACATTTAACAACTAAACTGTGTATTGCAATTTTTTCTAATTCTTTATCTGGCCCCCACACTAGAGCTTGATAAGCCATAGCATTATTTTTTGACGGAGATGTTTTCCATGCTTTCCACAATGCTCGTTCTATTAGTTCTTTAGGAGGTATTTTTTTACTATAAGTTTTAACGTGTTTTCTTTTTTGTTCTAATAAATCAAAGTGTTTCATATATTATATCCATTCTATAATTTCTTTTATTTCAGGTTTTATATCATCACCTATCATTTTCCATTCTTCCACGTCTTCATATCTGTATCTTTCAGCATAGCCACAACTCATCATTAATATAGGTCTTGTCTTAATCATATTTAGACCAACTTTATGCCAATCACTAGGAGACCTTTTAAAACATAAATTATATGAAATGTCTAATTCATTTTCAAGCAAATAAGTTGATAGGTTTGAAATAAATATTCCAACTTCAACAGCAACACTATTTTCAATTTTTTTCATATGACTCTCATAACCTTGATCATAAAACATACCGTGATTGTCAATTAAATTTTTATGAAATACATTTGGTTTTGAAATTCTACCATGTATTGTAAATAGATATGGGTTATTTTTTATATGTTCAAAATTTGGATTATTTATTGAAGATGTTTTTGTTGACAATCGGTCATTAACAGCACGTTGTTCGGCATCTTTACAACCTTTTAAACAAAGATTGTATATTTTTTCTTTATCAGCTTCTTTATCTGGACCCCAAACAAAGACTTTGTATGGTATGGCATTGTTTTTTGATGGTGTTGTCTTCCAGGCTTTATATAAAGAAGTTTCTATTAAATTTTTAGAAGGTATTTTTTTATTATATCTTCTAACGTGTTTTCTTTTTTGTTCTAACAAATCAAAATGTTTCATTTACATATTACCTTATCATTAATTACTAATATATCCAATGCCGTTCTCTTAAAGGTATTTATCGCCTGTTTAGGACTCTCTACTATAGGTTCTCTACAGTTAAAACTTGTATTTAACAACATAGGTATTCCTGTTATCTTATAAAACTCATTGATAATATTGTAAAACTTTTGGTTAAATTCTTTATTAACAGTTTGTATTCTTGCTGTATTATCAACGTGTGTAATACCAGGCACTTTATCTGATTTAACTTTACATATTCTGCTCATATAAGGACTAGGTAATCTTGTATCAAAATATTCTTCATAGTGTTCTTCTAATACAGCAGGTGCAAATGGTCTAAAATCTTCTCTCATCTTTATAGTATGATTAATAATATCTTTGATGTCAGGATTTCGAGGATCAGCTAATATACTTCTATTGCCTAATGCACGATTACCACTTTCTGATTTGCCTTGAAACCAACCAACTATTTTACCGTCAGCAATGGCCTGTGCAATCTCTTTATAATTCACTTGTTCACCTTCATTATATTCATATTCTTTACCAGCAAATGTTTCTGATTTGTGTATATTATTGTTTAATACATAATCAGCGTGTTGATATGTGCCAATTGCTTGTCCTTCATCACCAACAGCTGGTGGCACAAATACATTTTCATAATGATTAGTAAATTCTTCGTTCATATAACCATTATATGCAACACCACCTGCAATACACAAGTTATCACAAGATTTTAATGGATATACGTATTCTTTTATTTTATCTATTGTAAATTTTTGTAGTGTGTGTGCTAAATCATCTATATTATCTAACTTGATATGTGCAAAATGTTTTTGTTTCTTTTCAGTAATAGGGCCATCAAGTATGGTTTCAAATATATTATAATAATATTCACTATATTTACCATATCCAACTTTTCCCATTAATTTACTTGCACCGAGTGTGCCAAAACCCGTAAGTCCAGACATATGATTCCATAACCATCCAATAGGTAATTTGTCTGATAGGTCAATTAAATTATGTTCATTGTCAAAAAATACACATCTGTATTTTGACCCAATCCCATCTATTGCCAATATATCAGATTGTTTATAGCCTGAATTGAGAAAAGCGTATGTGGCGTGAGATTGATGGTGGTCTATAAAATAAATTCCATCTTTGTAATAGTGATCCCATAGTTTTTTAGGTTCATAATCAAACACATCTTTTGGTAACATATCTCTACACATTCTAACACCGCCGTACGTATATGTAAATGCTAAAACATCATCTTTCTTTTTCCAATATTCTTTTACAAATTCATCATTTAGTCTATAGTCGGCTGGATTTAATATATCTGATTGATGATTGTATGCTTCAGCGTGATATGGAAGATTGTGCTTAAATCTTGTAAATCTTTCTTTTTGATTATGAAATATACCATCGTAAGTGTTATGGTCGTGTAAATTTAATGCTATTGAATATATTTTAACCATTTAAGACCCTCGCATATTTTCTCATAGGAAAGTGACCTTTTGGTTGTACCCATTCTGTACAAGTTTTACAATAGTTTTCATATTTAAATAATTGGAAGTTCATCATCTTGTCTATATTTTCTTTCGTTAGTTCAAATGTTTTTGACAGTTCAGTATTATTAGCAAATTTTTTACTGCAATGTACTATATGTCTTTTTTCAAAATCTATAACAGGTACCATAGGAAAAGCTGCACACATTTTACGATCAATCTCATCTGCCTGAATAATGTCTGTAAACTGTTTTGATCTTCCATTAAATGCTTTCCACATAGTGTTTTTGTGATCTAGCTTTTTAACTATATCAGGAAATTTGTGACTAAAAGTAAAGTAGTTTGGTGTTTGTACAACAACATTATAATTATTAAATTCATTTTCAGGTACAAAGTCAAAGTTGCCTAATTTTTTTACACCGTCAGCATACCAATCTAATATATTATGTTCAACATAAAGTATATCTTTATCTTCAAGTATATGTGGATATCTTTTTCTTATAAATGAGTTAGACAATACTGAACATACAAAGTTTGGATATTTTTTTATTTCATTTATCACATCATCTAAATTTTTAATTAGTCCTGGCTCACCACCTAAAAGATTAATTCTTACTTTATAATCTTTTAAGAATCCTAAAGTCATCTTTAAAAAATCTATATCTACTGTAAGATTACGCATTTCTAAAGTGTAACTTGTACAGTAATGACAGTCTTTGTTACAAGACATTGACATAAAAAAATCTATAGCTAAATAATTTTCTTGTATTTCAGATAATGTTTTCATAAAATTTATTAAATGCTGTTTTCAATTTTTGTTTATTTTTAAATAGTTCATCTTCAATATAATCTGGTGTTTGATAAATTTTTTCTACAATATAATCATAGATAGGTTCAGTTGGTTTATTTAATAAACTGTTATCAAATATTTCATCACCTAATATTTTTTTCATATTATTTACAAATTCATATTTTTTATGTTCTAATGTTATTATAATTGTGTTTATAATTTTATTAACTTCTTGTTTTGTCATATACGGATGAATAGGTAAAGTTAATATAGTATCACAAACTATTTTACTTATAAACATTTTATCTGATCTATATTCTATGTCTTTATACATTTTATTTTCAGATAGGGGTAGATCATAATGTACTTTTGCGGCTAATACTTTTTTAAGATGATCTCTAACTTTTTTATTTTGCAATCTAATAACATATTTGTGATAATTATGGTCAAGGCCATTTGTTGTAGGTTGTACTATAACATATTCACTTAATTGTTCATCATATTGTTTTGCTATTTCTTGCCTTTTAGCTTGCCATTCTTTCATTCTGTTTAATCTAAAGTTTATAAATTCAGCATTCATTAGTAACATTTTAGAATTATATCCTAAAATCTCATTGTTACCGTGTCTTCTTAATTTTCTAAACATTTCTGCTTTATCCTTATCATCTGTAAGTATAGCACCGCCTCCTGCAATCCCAGCAACAACTTTGTTTGCATTAAAACTTAAAGTTGATATATCACCTATCGATCCTGCTTTAACATCATTAAGACTTGTTCCTAATGATTGAGCTGCGTCTTCTATAAATGTAATGTTTTTTTCTTTACAAAATTCTAATATCTCTTTTGTATCTGACATATTGCCAAATAGATGTGGATAAACAATTGCTTTTACTTTATCTGAATACATACGTTTAATACTATCTAAAGTCATATGATAAGAAGATAAATCTATTTCGCAAAATACAGGTGTTGCACCTACCATTGATATACAAGACGCTGTAGATATCCATGAGAATTGTGTTGTTAATACTTCATCACCTTTTCTTATATCTAAACTTCTTAAAGCAAAATGTAATGCGTCTGTTCCATTACTACAGGCTACAGCATATTTTCTACCTGTGTATAATTTAAGTTTGTCTTCTAAAAACTCAACATTACCTTCTTGTTCTTTTTGCATTGACTTATCAAAAAGTTCTAGGTATTCATCTTTGTGTTCTAGGTATTCTCTATCCCAACCTGTCATATATAAACTCCGTTAATTTTCTTTGTCCTTGTTCATTAGGATGTAAGTCTATGTTCGATATTCTATCAGCAACATTTTCTAATACTTTATCACTTAAACTATATCCGTTTAGTCTTGGATCAGTAGGCCATCCTATAAAATTATTATTAATTTTTTCATAATATGGACTATTATGTATTTGTGCCAAGTACTCTTTTTCTTTTTTTTCTTTCCAATGTTTTTCATCAACTTTTAAATCTTCTGGTTTATTTAAAACAGGAATTTGTTTATTGTCTAAAACTTGTTTTGTTCTTCTATTGATAAGTTCTTGCCACAGATAACCTTTAAATAAATCTACCATTTGAAATTGTTTATAAGGTAGCTTAAAATATTCACACACAGTTTGAAGACTATAATAATATCTTAATGACCTATCAATCCAATAATTCATATAACCTTTTGAGTCGTTCATATCATTTGACCATATTGCCTTTTTAAAATATAAACTTTCTGTCTGATAATCACGTCTAGGTGCTGTACTCCAAGCTGCAATAATTAAACCTATTTTAGAGTGATCAATAGTTTGTAATTTATCAATTATATTACTATAGATGTATTCTTGTCCTGCACCTGACTCACTTAAA